AAGTTTAGCACAGGCTCACCAATAGGTGACGGTGCAGCTTTGTGTTCAGCGTCACACCCTTCTCTTTCTGGTAATCAATCCAACGTTTTATCTGTAGCTTCGGATTTAAACGAAACATCTTTAGAGCAAATGTTGATTGATATTGCAGGAATTACTGATGAGAGAGGTTTGAAAGTAGCAATTCGTGGCATGAAACTAGTTATTCCAAAAGAATTACAGTTTATTGCTGAGAGAGTGTTAAACTCAAATCTTCGTGTTGGTACATCCGACAATGACCCAAATGCAATTCGTAATATGGGTATGTTGCCTCAAGGAGCAGTTGTAAATCACTTTTTAACCGATACAGATGCATTTTTCATTATGACAGATGCACCTAATGGCTTCAAAATGTTTAATCGCGCTGCTATAAAAACAGCTATGGAAGGTGATTTTGACACTGGAAATATGCGTTTTAAAGCTCGTGAGCGTTACAGCTTCGGTGTTTCCGATTGGAGAAGCGTGTTTGCAACACCTGGAGCATAAAAATCTTTCCTCCGAAAGACAAGGGCGACTTTGCAGTCGCCCTTTTTTATTGTATAGTAATTTAAACCTTGACTGCAATTAAGCAGACACTGGCCACGACAAGGAGATTAATATGGCTAATTCAACTTTCAGCGGTCCCGTCCGTTCAGAAAACGGTTTCAAAACAATTATTAAAAACTCATCTACAGGTGCTCTTACTAATGAGATGACTATGTCTACCTACAGCACCTCTATTACAATTGCGGCTTCTGGCACTGATCATAAAGAATCATCAGTAGGCATTCCATCAAATTTTATTCCAATGGGCGTAGCTATTACAGTAACTAGTGCTGCAGCTAATGCTGTTAACATTAACGATATAGGAACTGATGCAGATACTGATGGATTCGTTGATGGAATAAGCGTGGCAATTAATTCTACGGGCTTTAAAGGATTTTTCCCCTGTAATGGTGTTTTAGGTATGTCTGGTGGAACGACTACTGCAGCAACCGAAACAGCGGATGAGGTTGAGCTTGTAATCTCTGGTACAGCTGGTGCAGGGGGAGTTGTTGCTTTAAAATTCTTTGGCATATCTTCTGATTCACCAACCGCTTAATAGGAGACAAAAATGGCAGGCTCAGATGTAAGATCCAAAAGGATTACAGGCACGGGTTCGCTCGCAGTTGGTCCTGCACGGATACGTCAAATACAGCTTAAAACAGCCTCTGGAACACCGCGATTAACTATTACAGACGCGAGTGGAGGTGCAACTGTTCTTGATTTAGACTTTAACGCTTCTGATACTCATTCTGTTAATATTCCTGCAGAGGGTATAAAGGTATCGGACATATTTGTGTCAGCGTTGACTAATATTACGGCTGCAACTGTATTCTTTAATTAGGTTTAGATATGGCAAAACGTAAACCAGATACGATGCCAAAAAGAAATAAGAAAAATTTCCGTCCCACTAAATCTGGGGCGGGAATGACAAAAGCAGGAGTGGCTGCTTATCGAAGAGCAAATCCTGGGTCAAAATTAAAAACGGCTGTCACAGGAAAAGTAAAACCAGGTAGCAAAGACGCTAAACGTAGGAAGTCATTTTGTGCTCGTTCCGCAGGACAAATGAAAAAATTTCCGAAAGCTGCTAAAGATCCAAATAGTCGTTTAAGACAAGCAAGAAAAAGGTGGAAGTGTTGATGAAAGCAGAGGATGTTTTAAAACAACTTGAAAGACACGAAGAAGAGTGTAACAGAAGATATGCGGATATTCAGGAAAAATTAAAAAATCTTGATAACCGAATGTGGGCTGTTATGGTATTGATAGTATTAGCTGCGGGTTTAGAACAACTTCTATGACAATTACGAGGGCAAATATGGGACATTCAATTTCAAGAGTTAGAACAGGACCAAAACCTGCAAAATTAGAAGTAACTTATATGCGAAAAGGTGGCAAAGCCTCAAAAAAAAGTAAGGGTTCAAAGATTTGCCCTGCTGGAAAAGCTTGGGCAAAAAGAACTTTTGATACATACCCAAGTGCATATGCAAATTTAGCTGCTTCAAAATACTGCAAAGACCCTAATTATGCAAAGGGTGCAAAAGGTAAAAAATAATGGGCGAACTTAAAAAGTGGCTTAAACAAGATTGGGTAAGGATAGGAACAGATGGGTCGATCAAAGGGAAGTGTGGGACGTCCAAGGACAAAAAAAATCCAGACAGATGTCTCCCAAGAGCAAAAGCCAACAGCCTCAGTAAATCAGAAAGGGCTTCTACCGCTCGTAAGAAAAAGCGTGAGGGTTCTAAAGGAAAAACTGTTGTCTCTAATACCAAAGAGTCAAAAGTAACAAATTTAGCCAATGGGGGTCGTGTGAAAAGACCTTTTAAAGGTAAAAAAGTGTCGGGTACTGCCGTTGCAAGAGGCTGTGGACAAGTGATGTCAAACAGGCGAAAGAGAACAAAAGGTTCGGTGGTACAGTTTTGAGGTAATTATGTTACCAAATTTTGAACTAGAACAATCAATAATTTCTGAAACGCAAGCATGGTCAAAAACAGCTTTAGAGGTTGCTAATGAACATTTCAATGGTTTGCCTCCATGTCCTTTTGCTAAAAAAGCATGGTTAGATGATAAGGTAGGGTTTTGTTTTAAATATGAAAACCATTGGCAAGATCTGTTTTCTTTAATTTCACAATGGGACGATTCAAAAGATGTCATTATTCTAATCGATTTTTGTTTTCTTCCTTTAAATGAAATGGATCGGTATTTAAATTTGTTAAACAAAGCTATTTCGGACGGTATTTTTATTAATAAAGATATGTTTTTGATGGGTTTTCATCCTGATGATGACGATAATGAACTATTAGAGGAGGCTGACTTTGATTCGACCATAGACGTTCCGTATGCTATGATTTTCTTACAACGATTAAGTAAGTTGCAAGAAGCATCAAATACACTTAGAATAAAAGGGTATTATAATTATGCAGAAAATTATTATAATGGCTCAAAACTTTACGAAAACAGAAAAACTCTTTTTAGGAGATTAAAAAATGGTAATGAAAAAAGTTAAAAAAATGATGGGTGGGGGTGCAGCAAAAAAACGAATGAAAAAAGCTCCCACAATGATGCGCGGAGGTGGAATGGCTAATGGCAAAAAACCACCAATGATGATGCGCGGAGGTGGTGCAGCAAAAAAACGAATGGCAAAAAAGAAGAAAAAATAAATGACCTTATCGAGTTCCACTGATTTTGAATTAGCGGTTGATGATTACATCGAAGAGGCTTTTGAACGTTGTGGTTTAGAAGTCAGAACGGGGTATGACCTTAAAAGTGCAAAAAGATCTCTTAACCTTTTATTTGCAGATTGGGCAAATAGGGGTTTAAATCAGTGGACTATCTCTCAACTTACACTTTCGTTGACTCAAGGAACTAATGCTTATAATTTAGGCGCAGATGTAATTGATATTTTATCGGTTGTAGTAAGACGAAGTGATGTTGATTTTACGTTAGAGCGTGTGAGTAGAGCCGAGTATTTGAACATTCCGACAAAGAGTACACAAGGAAGACCAAGTCAATTTTTCTTAGATAGACAAATTACACCTTCTTTAAAATTATATCCCACTCCTGAAAATAGTTCAGACACCATAGTTTACAACGCTTTAACAAGAATCCAAGATGCTGACACTATGCAAAATACTATTGAAGTTCCTTTTAGGTTTTACCCCTGTTTAGCTGCGGGCTTGGCTTATTATCTTTCTATTAAAAGAGCACCCGATAGAATACAAGCTTTAAAAGCCATATATGAAGAGGAGTTTGAAAGAGCAAGTATAGAAGATAGAGATCGTTCCTCTTTTAGTGTTACCCCACAATATCAATATTTAAGAGTAAACTAATGTCAAGCTTTGCATCAGGAAAAAAAGCTTATTTTATTTCTGATAGATCAGGATTTAGATATCCTTATAAAGATATGAGAAGAGAGTGGAATGGGTCTGTAGTTGGCCCAGACGAATTTGAACCAAAACATCCACAATTAGGGCCATTTAGAAAAGTTGGGGATTCTCAAGCTTTAAAAGATGCAAGACCCGAACCAGAAGAACCTACTGCATTTATAGTATTCTCTACCACAGGGAAAGACATTATTCCTTCTTCTATAAATGATTTAACTGTTTTAAATACTAGCGTTGGAACTGTTACAGTATCTACTTCAGAAACCTCTAGTTCTTCTGTTACTGTAACTCCTACAGGTGTATCAGCCTCTGCCCAGCTTGGGTTTGTTGCCCAGAATGGTGTTTCTGGAGCTACTTCTCTTGGTTCAGTTACAGTGTATCAGTTGTTTGCTGTTACAGTTGTGAATGATGGAGGTAATAAATACTTCTTAGATGGGTCTAATCAAACAGGTTCTGCATTAACCTTGACAGAAGGTTCGACCTATCGTTTTGACCAGAGTCATAGTTCTAATTCAGGTCATCCATTAAGATTTTCTACTACTTCTAATGGAACACACGGAGGTGGTAGCGAATACACAACAGGAGTCACCACGGCTGGGACTCCAGGAAATTCAGGAGCCTATACGCAAATTACAGTTGCTGTTGGTGCGCCAACCTTATATTACTATTGTACAAATCATAGCGGCATGGGCGGTCAGGCGAATACACCATGAGTTACACTAATACAACCCTAACACAAGCGATCAAAGACTACACAGAGAATGACGAAACTACGTTCACAACAAATATACCTAACTTTATAAAAAACGCGGAAGAGCGAATCTTAAAACTTGTTGAGTTAGATTACTTCAGAAAGAATGTAACAGGAACGCTGACTAACGGAAATAAGTTTCTTGCTGTTCCAACAGATTATTTAGGTTCAATTGCAATATCTATCATTAACTCAAATGAACATGATTTTCTGTTATTCAAGGATGTAAATTTTGTTCAACAATATGCGCCAAACCCAAACACTACAGGCATACCGAAATACTATGCTCTCTTTGATATCAATAATTTTATTATTAGTCCTACTCCTAATAGTAATTATTCTATTGAGCTACATTATTACTATAGACCCGTATCAATAACAGCATCTGGAGACGGTACAACTTGGTTAGGTACAAATGCACCTGATGCTTTGTTATATGGAAGTTTATATGAATCTTACGTATTTATGAAGGGAGATGCAGATATTTTGCAAATGTATACGGATAGATTTAATGAGGCCATCATACGGTTAAAAAATTATGGGGAAGGTTTTGAAAATACAGATGCGTATAGAACAGGTCTACGCAGAGTTCAAAAAACATAAGGAATATATATGCTTGATTTATCAACAGGAACAGTTGGAAATGTAAATGTATC